GATATCTATTATTAAGCGAGGTTTTACTTTCTAAATAAACATCATCTTGTGATGCCCGAATACTGCCATCTTTTTTACCAATATAACCAGATTCTTGTTTAGGATTACCACTTTGGATCATTTGATCTAAAGTAGCATTTAAAAATTTCTTATTAGTATCTGTTTGAAAATATTCAGGTAATAAATCCAATGCTGATCTTTTTTTGATATTTTTACCTGTAGATCCCGGTATAGTATTATTTTGTTGATCTGTAGTTATATTACTAGAATAATCAGCCATTTACGCTCCAATTAATAAGTGCCTCCGCTAGTTCCGCTACTCGAACTAGAAGTACCTGTTGCAGTACCTGTTATACTTGTTGTTGCTGTTGGTATTTCAACCAACCCTGATGCAATTCTGATATTAGTTTCTGTGTAAGAGTCAACTACATCTATATCCGATACCTTTGCGGCACTAATAAACAATTCGTGGGAATCAGGTGTTACTTGAAACATATTACCAAATCTTGAATCTATATTTGTGGGCACAATAACAAACGAAGAAATTATACCAATCATGTTTCGATGAACATATGCGGCAAGTTCTGTAAAATAAAAAGTTTCGCCAAAATCCCAATTTGTAGGTTCAAAATATTCATCTATATAATCTACAATTTGTGCTTTAATTTCATTATCAGTAAATGCTGTACTAGAATTTTTAACAACCTTAAACTTTGCTTGAAGAGCATAATCTGCTTCTGTTCCAAATAAAATTTTATAATCACTAGACTTATAAATTATTGTATCGGATGATGTTTTTGCATCTTCTAATTTTATAAACATTGTTTTTAAATCTTCTGTTGTATGTGCCAATGGCTTATAATTTGCCCGCCTATCATTTTTAAGCCAATTTCTAAATTCAGTGTTATATGTTGTTGTTAATACAAATGTATCTATAATATTTGTTACTGCTGGATCTATTCTAGTTTCCTCACTAGCGGCATGTTTCCATTTAAATCTTATACCTGATCTACCAGTAAATGTTTGATATATTAAATTTCTAATATATAACCAATTAGTTGTATCAGTTGGTATAAAACCCAAATTACTTGCAATTTTAGATTCGTATTCTGCTCCATTATATTCTATTTTTTCTGCCAAAGAATACGAAGTAGATGATATCCAAGATTTTACTGTACCATCTATATTTAACGGAGGTAGAGTAGTCATTAAAGTTTTATAAACAAATGCCCCCACTTCTTCATCTGCAAGAAAAATTTGGTTAGATCCCACAACACTATCAAACGAGAACGGATCATCTATAACATAATCCTTGTTCTCATCTGCAAATTTTAATAATACTCGACGTGGATCTGTATAGCCATCATCATAGGTATAAAATCCTTCAATATCAAAATTATAATCTGTGGTTAATAACGAAGTACCTAATCCACCTCCTGCCGTTGTTATTGGTTGAAGATTAATGTTTAAAATTTTAATCTCATCTTTCGTAGATTTTTTAGTAACTTTACTAAGTTTGTTAGATAATCGTTGATTAAAAAATCTAACATTATTAACAGAACCAAAATTATATTTTATACATCGTGCTAAAAATATCCACTGATCTGTTTGATATTCTATTCTTAACAAATAACTATTGTCTAATTGTGTTCCTGACGTATTCTCGGCTAAACTAAATGCTGTAGATTGAGATTTACCCAAATCTATACCTAATACAATTTCGTATTTGTTTTCTCGATGATCCCATCGTATCCCAAACGAATTATTAAGTTCCAATTGATCTTTAATTGCTGTAATTTCTGTTGACCTAAATTTTTTATTATATGCAGGCGCAATACGTTTTATTCTAACATTATCAGGTATATTCCTTGACAATACTATTGTTCCATAATCCTCTTTGGTTTTACCTGTATATGCTAAACTAGTGTTTGTGACTCCTCTGCCATCACCATATATACCTGTTATGCTTGCCCAAATAGTCGATGAGCCGACAACAAATTCATTGTTTGCATCTATTTGTGCAAATTCTATATTTGTACCTTCTATTAAAAATTTGCCTATTGCATCCGAAGAATCTTTTCCTATGGCTACAAGGCCAGGTGTGGTTATACCTTTTTCAATATAACCGGTAGATTGTCTAGCAGATCCTGTTACTTTTTTCCAAGTCCACATATCTGCTTGGTTTGCACCCTGGTCTGTTGTTTTATAATATAAACTATCAGATGTTGATCCCTCGGCCCATACAAAATCATCTTTATATTTTTGATAATAAAAATTTTGTACTTCTGATTCTTCTAAATAAGGTTGTATATATTGTTCTATAATACTTGTAGCATTTAATGCAGTAGGAACTGCTAACGTTTTTCTTAAAAATGTTTCTTCTTGAAAAATATAACCATCGTCACCAAATATTGTTAAATCTTTATATGTTCCAGTTGGATCATTAATATCTACATATCGAGTATGGCCACTATGCACTCTGTTTGTGCTCTTAATCTTTGTAATATTTGTAGATGCTTGCAACGGATAAACTGCATAATCTGTTGCAGATACCATTCTATTTTGTGTTGAATAAATTTGTGATGCTTTTGTTTGTATGCTTGTATTGGTTTCAGTGGCCGTACTATTTTTTACAGGCTCTTCCAAATCTACAACAAATGTTAAATCATATAATTGTTGATCATGCTTACTAAAATACGGAATAACAAAGGATACATCTTGAATATCGTTTGTTTTAATAGTATATTCTTCACCATTACCTACTCGATACCATATTCGAATAATACCTTTAGGGGCGTTTCCAAACCTACCATCTGCAAATTTAATACTAATTGCATCATCATTCATTGTAACAACTTGGTATATATTTCTAACATTGTTATCTACTGCATTAAAAATAACATTAGATCCAACCACAGTATCAACAGGAGTCCAATTGGTTACAATTGATCCATCTTGATCAATTGTTTGAACCCACACATCATCATTGGTAATATTTTGTATATTAATATCGATGACTTGATTTTCGATTGGTTTAGAAATTAATGTGTCTTTAAATTCTAATACACCTTGTTTAAACAGAAAGAAAAAACCTGTACTAGCACTTGCATTACCTTTTCCATCATTAAGATATAAACATCGCATACCGGCACTAGGATCTGGATCTGTTTCTGTAAATCCATTTGCTTCATCTACATTAACATTACATATATCAAATGATATTCCTTCGCCTTGAATACTTGTCGAAAATGGATAAGAAACTTGTTGACCTGTTTGTGAATTAAATTTATATACCTCTGTTTTTATACCATTATATGTAATAGACTTATACGGTGATCCAAATTGTGTTGTGCTTCCAAATGCCGAATTAATTACCATAATAAATTGTTCGTATGCATTTGCATTTGTTGAATCATTCCATATAATGTCTGTGTTTAATAAATTAGTTCCATCAGAATCAATTAAAGATTCTGATGTTCGGATTGTCTTAATTTTTAATACACCTTTAGAATTTTGACTTCGTGTAGGGTTATAGCCTAAAAATCTAGCTAATTTTAATATGGAATCCCTGCTTTGGGCAGTTTCCATAAAATTTTCGCGAGTAGCAAAATCTGTTCTAAATGCAGTATTATGACCCACAAATGCAATCAGATCCATTAAACTCACAAATTCAGAAGATTGAATCCAATCATTATAATCTTCGGGGTAGTTTAATCTTATGTAATCTACCATAGCCGCTTTTAATGTATCAAAATCGTATGCTTGAAAGTTAGATTGGGCAAATGATTGATACTTTGCTTGATAGTCTTCTGCGGCAAATAATATGTCTTGTCGTGTGGCCATTTAGTTATACTTCCTCGTTTAGTTCTCTATCAAAATTTAGAGCCATAATTTCTACTTTATCTGTTGGTTGGTACACTAATCTTAATTGTACACCAAGGGCATTTTGGCTAGAATGTGTATTTACACCTTCTAATTTCCACCTAGGATCATTACTTATTATGTCAATACAATCTTCTTTAACTGCATCTTCTACAGTATCATCCCAAGGTTCAAACATTAAACTCCATATCATTGATCCAAAGTCCGGATTCATAATACGTTCGCCTTTTTTAGTATAAAAATGATTCATTAGGTCTTGTTTAGCAAGATCTATATCATGAATATTTCTTACCTTGGGGCCTTGAACAGTTGTAAATCCATTAAATAGTGTTTTTGCCATAGTTCACCGAGGTTGTATTGTATTTATTGAAAGATAAACTATATATTTAATTTTTAGGTTGACTTTAGATTTGTAGAGTGTATAATATATGTATGAGTTAAATTAGTTAACACTTACTAAGGAGACGAAATGGCACAAGCACAAACGGAATGGAACAGGGGAAAAATTGCTAACCTGCTTGCTACCAGTGACAAAGCCGTTGAACGAGCTTTAGTAGTTATTTTTAACAATCAAGAGGCCGACGAACAGGCGATATTATATTCCAACCATAAAAATGGTGTCGGTTTTACTGTATATGATGCAAACATTTTTTCCTCCTTTGCAAAGCAGGTCCTTAACGGCCGCACACTTTCCGTAAAACAAATGGTAATTGCTCGTAAGCCTGATAAATTTGGCAATATGAAAATTGCACGTTACTGGAAACAACTTCAAGCAGAAATCATTCGTAAAGAGAATACCAACGTTGAATCCACAAACATGGGAACTGGGAACTGGAACTCGTCCAATGGAAAACGCAATCTTAATGAATGGGACTGATAAATAATTTAAATAGGTATAGAAGGATAGTTAAATGAAAATCAACGAAGTTGTCGAACAATATCCCGTCGAATTTGAAGACATGGGTGAGATTAAAATAGAGGTCAATACAGCAGTTGCAACAAATATGCAAATTAATAATGTAGGGCCTAATGCTGAATTTTTGGCTTTTGTAAATGCTGAATTTGACTTAGAATGGGAACAAGGTGATTCGAGTGTCGGGGTTGGACAAGGATATATTGTTGAATTAGATGCTAGAACAGTAGATATCAAGGCACTAATGGATGAAAATGGAGAAACAACACCTGTCTCTTCAGACTCAGACCAAAGATTGATAGGTTTAATTGACGAACAGGTAACAGAATTTTTGAGAAACAACGGAGAATTTATAGCAGATTATGCTGAAGAAGACGCAGAAGCAGATCGTGGTTATAACGCAATATCCAATTATGAATTAAGTCAAGGTTATTAATTTTTAAAAGGTAAAAATGGTAAAAGATTGGGCTAATACCTGGCACAAGACTTTTAAAATAGTTGAAAATCCAAATTCAAAATATCCTATGGTCCGTGTATTACGTTATGTAATATGTAGAGACGGATTTACCTTTTCTTTGCAAGCAGGTCCTGCACATTATTCCTCTCCAAAAGCAATA